GGCCGATGACCTGGAGGCTATGCGCCAGGGGATTGACCGCTTCGATTCCCTGACAACGCGGGTTGAGTCGGTCATCTGGGACAGGCAGCCGCCTCCGGCTGTCCCCCCCGCCCCCAAGCGGGCCACGGAGTGGCGGCTTCCCTCCAGCCCTGAGTACGCCGACGCCGTGGACAGGTATGTCCGCCAGTTCGCCGTACCTGGGAACTTCGGCCCCGTCTACAAGGACGTGCTGAGGGAGGGGGTTGATCCTGCCGGCGGTGTGCTGGTGCCCGCCGACAGGATTGAGAGCATCCTTGTGCGGATGCGTACTGCCAGCGTCATGCTGGGCCTGGCTACGGCTATCCCCACGAACCGTGACCGCGTCGAGCAAATCCGGCTTCTGCCAAATGCGGCGGATTCCAGTATTTTCTCCAGCGGTTTTGTGGGTACGTGGATTTCGGAAGTCCCCGCGCCGACTGCCGGCGAGTCTGAGCCGGCCTTTGGCACGCTGGTGATTCCGGTTCGCAAGCTGCGTGCCAAGACCTTCATCTCCAATGACCTCCTGGCCGACGCCGACATTGACGTTCTCGCCCTTCTGACTTCGGATGGCGGCGGGAACCTGGGTCTGGTGATGGACAAGGGGTTTATTGTTGGTTCCGGTATTGGTGAACCGATGGGCATCACCTCTTCACCCGACATTGCCACTGTGGACGTGGAGGGTACGACGGCCAACACCATCAGCAACACCACTACCAACCTGGGTTCGGCCACCAAGCTGCTGAACCTCCAGGCGCAGGTGCCCAGCCAGTATGCTAACCGGGCCTGGCTGATGCACCGGTTGACGGAGGTGAAAGTCCGGCAACTGGTGGACGCTCAGAACCGCTTCATCTGGGCCGCCGGGTTCGCGAGTCGCCCCAACGAACTGCTGGGTGACCCCGTGGTTCGGAGTGACTTTATGCCTCAGGATGGCACAGACGGCAACAAGGTCATCGTCTACGGCGACTTCCGGGAGGGCTACCTCATTGTTCAGCGCCAGTCCGTGAGCATTCAGGTTGACCCCTTTAGCTCGGCGGACGTGGAGCAGACGGTGGTCTACCTGCGGGCACGCGCTGGCGGTGACGTGCGGAATCCCGACGCCCTTAGGATCGGCGTGGTCTAGGAAAGGAAGGCTGAAATAATGACAGATCATGCACACCTGGCACAATACAGCCCCCCTGAGCTGGCTTTGTCGCCGGCGTTGCGCAATAACACTACGGTGAACGGCCTTGTCATCGACATGCGGGGCTACGACGCCGTAGAGTTTGTGATCGCCGTCGGGGCTACCGACACAACGGTGAGCGCGAAGGTGCAGCGGGACGATAACGCGGCCTTTTCGTCGCCAACCGATATTCCTGGGGCGGCGGTTACCCAGTTCACTGCCACCGATGACGACAAGGCGGCGGTGATAAGCGTTTTCCGCCCCGCTGAGCGGTTCGTCCGCATCAGCGTTACCGTCGGATCGGGGACTACGGGCGCGAACGTGGGCGTTGTCGCCCGCAAGTACGTGGCTTTTGGCCCGTCGGCTACTCCCAAGAACCCGTTGGCCAAAGAGCACGTGCTGGTGGCGGAGGGCTAGAGTGCACCACCTTGTCAGCCCCTACCTTAACCTGAAGGACTTCGCCGACTACGTCGGGGAATCGCCGGCAAGCGGCCAGGAGCTCATGGCGCTGTCCGTCTGTCAGGCGGTTTCCCGCATGGCTGACGCCTATACCGGGCGGTTTTTTGCGCAGGAGGTGGCTGACAAGATTTTCGTGGCGACGCGGAGCGGCCAGACGGAGTTTACTCTTCCCGATTTGGCTGCTCCGCCCTCCGCCATTTCCGCAGACTTTGATGGCGATACCACGTTCGAGACTGGCCTGATATCGGAGCCGTTTATACTAATCCCCGACACGGCCCCCTATTATGCCATCCAGTTTACCCGCCTGATTGCGGCGGTGTCTGCTTTTACTCCTGGGGTTCGCCTGAAAATCAGCGGGCTCTGGGGATGGCCACGGGATACCAAGCCGGGCAGCGCGTTGAGCGCCCCGCTTTCGGGTACCACCGCCAGCGTGGTTACCGCCGCCCCCTTTGTCATCGGGGACACGGTTGTGATAGAGTCGGAGATGGCTCTGGTGACGGGCATTTCCGGCAACAGTCTGAATCTCCAACGCGGGATTAACGGCTCGCAGGCCGTTTCCCACAATAGCGGTGTTGCAGTGGACATTCTGGTCTATCCAGCTATTGTGACACTGGCTACTGGCGCTGCCCTGGCGAGAGTTTGGCGGCGCATCCGCTCTGCCTTCGCCGATCCGGTGTTTACTACTGGAACGGGAGGCATCACGGATGTTGGGGCTTTTGCGCGGTTGCAGCTTGGTCTGGGCATACCCAGGGAGTTCCTGGTAATGCTGGAGGGGCTCAGGAGGGCGAAAATCCGTGCTTCTTATTAGTGTTAGGGTAGATGGTATCGAGGGCGTAATGCAAGTCCTGGGGCGTATTCCCGTCTTTGTGGCGGCGCTGCCCCCAGCCGTCGCCGAGAATACGGCCGGCCACGTGCGCCGGCATGTTCCCGTGGACACGGGCGGGCTGGCTGATTCGGTTTCGGTTTCGCACAACGTGGTTAACATCGGAGCACGCTATGCGTCCTACGTCGAGTTTGGGACGCGGCCACACCGGCCTCCTATTGCCCGGATCGCCCCGTGGGCGCTGCGGCACGGCTTTATGCCTGGGGCGCTATTCAACGTCATTGCGCGTTACGGGACGCAACCGCAGCCCTATGTGCAGGATTCCATTGACGCTATGCTCAAGGACTTCGAGGACATTGTGCTGAAGGTCTGGGTCACTTCTGTCGGCGGCATCTTGCGATGAGGCGGATCGGTCACGCTGATCTGTCCGTGCTGCGCCTGTTGCAGGCCCAGATTGCGCTGTTGTCGGCGATGTGCCTATACTATGCCGCATCCCCCAACACTACCCCGGAAGTCAAAGAGGCGCTGGAGAAAGCCGTGTATCTGGGGCGTATGGCCGTGGACTCCACTACCGGCCCGTATGAGGTTAGCTAGAGGTGCAGGACTTAAGCATCATCCTCGAAGCGTTGGCCAACAGGCTTGCCGGCATGCCGGAGTTGCGCGGCGCGGACGCCTACTTCCCCGACGCTATGGGGCCGCTGCCCAGGGCTGTGCTATACTGGGACAGCACGTCCACGGTGTTTCGCGTGGCATCCATGCTGGAGGCCCGTCACACCATCGAAGTTTACATCGTGGTCGAGGCCCGCGCTTCTGCCACGAAGGGAATCAAGGATGCTTCGGGGTTGGTGGATGCGGCGATTTCCCGGCTTATGGGGGATGTCCGGCTGGCATCCACCACGCCGGCCGCAAATATTACCCAGTTGACAGTAAGGGGGGTGAGGCCTGTAACATTAACGTTGGGGGCTGATACTTACTTCGCTTCCGTGGTATCCGTGGAGGTTGAAGACAAAACGGTAATGCCCATATCATAGGAGGTGAAACATGAAGCTGATTTATATCGGCGAAGGCCGCTGGTATCCAGGATGGCCGGCCGAAGATCACGAAGAGCCCGACGCCAAACTGGCGGCGGCCAAGCTTGCGTCGGGGCTCTACAAGCAGGAAAAGGAGGTAAAGAATGCCAATAGCAAGTAAGTGGGCTTCGCTAATCCAAATCGGCAAAGAGACTACGCGGGGCACAGCCGTAGCTGCTACCCGGCGGCTCATCGGCGATATGCGGTTCCGGCGCATCCAGAACATGTTCCACTTCGAGGATATAGCTTATGGGACGCTGGCTCGCACGGCTCAGGCCCCCATCATTGTCCGGGAGGGTATGGAGGCTACTCTGACCATGCCGCTGGACTTCACTCAAATCTTGTTCCCCCTTTTGTCGGGCGTCCGGGGAGGCGTGACTTCCGTTGGTCAGGGGACACCGCCCGGCACCGACGGATGGCAATGGACATTCACTCCATCGGCTAACGCCGACCCTGGTATCGACACTTATACCCTTGAGTTTGTGGAGTCGGACTTCTCAAATGAGGCTGAGCTTGAGGCTCCCTATACCTTTTGTACGGGATTCAGCATCACGGGCGGCGTTGAGAACCTCCCCGAACTCTCGGTAGACCTGGTGGGCCGGCAGGTGGTTGAGTCCACGAAGACGCCGTCCCTGTCCGTTCCGTCTCTGGTTTACGCTCCCAACCTGAAGTGGGTTGTGACGGCGGATGATACGTGGGCCGCGATGGTCGGCGCGACTCCTACCCAGGTTCTGGGTCAGGTGTATGGTTTCAAGTGGCAACTCAGCGATTTCGTCTTCCCACAGTATTACCTTGACGGGAGGATTGACTTTACCACTTACCACTTCCGGCGGCGCGTCGTCGATCTCTCCATGGACATTGCCCATGACCCGGCGGGCACTGGCCGCGTGCAGATTGAAGAGGCCAAGAAGACGGCGGGCGCTGTGCGTTACATCGGCCTTAAGCTGGTTGGCCCAGCGATTGGCGCGAAGAACCACGAAATCCATTTGCGCGGGGCATTCACCCATGCCGACGATTCGCTCCAGGAACGAGGGAATGACCGCGACGGCAATCTAGTTACGACGTGGCACCTGCAGTCCATCTACGATGCGACAACCACTAAGGACTTTGAGGTTGTCATCAATAACACAACACAGACGTTCCCGTAGGAGGTTTGGTTTTATGCTGGTTGGTAAGACTGAGCGGCACGACGTGCCAGGAGAGCCTGGAGAATGGTTCGAGTTCCGGTATCTGTCCGGGGCAGAACTGGATGAAGCTGCGGATGCGGCCACTAAGGCGGCCTTGAAGGTTGTGTCATCCGTTGACCTGAATGTCATTCAGCAACTGTCGGGCCGTGACGCCGGGCAGCGCCCGCCGGAGTCCCAGTATGACAAGGCTGTACTGCTCAAGTATGGCCTTGTTGCGTGGAGCTACCCGGAGCCTTGCACCGACGAAAACAAGGCCCGTCTGGATGCCAAGACCCGCGACTGGGCGGTTCGTACCATAGTCGCCATGAATACACTGGGGGAATAGACCGGCTCCGGCGGGAGGTTCTCTACAGGCGGAGAGTCCCGCCGGAGTTGCGTCAGGCCTACCAGATTGTAGCTTCTGAGGTCACGATTACGTGGCGAGATTATCAGGAGATGCCTGCGGTTTTGCGCGAAGGTATCGCCTTTATCAGGGAGTGTTTGAGGGAGTTAGCAGCGCGTGCCCAACGTACAGATCATAATAAGCGCCGTTGACCTGACGGGCTCGGCTATAGCTACGGCAGAAGGGAAGCTGACCGCGCTGGCCGGCGCTACTGGCGCTGTGGGGGCTGCGGCAGATCGTGCCAGCGGTTCAACGGTTACCCTGGGCGATAAACTGGGCCGTATTGCTCTCGGCGTGTTGACTGCCGTCGCCGTCATGAACGGGATGACGGCGGCCCTGGACGCAACCGTGGGCTCGGCTACCAGTTTTACCGACAAGCTTGCTCTGATAGACTCCCTGACGGAGCTTACGACGCCAGATGTTGAGGCGCTCAAAGGCCAGCTACTTGATCTGGCCAAGAAGTACCCCGTTAGTCCGACTGAAGCGGCGGCTGGGGCCTATTTCATCCTGTCCAATGGCATTACCAGCGTCAATGACGCAATGACAATCCTTGAGCCGGTGCTTAAGGCTCACGTCATCGGTATGGGCGACGTGGACGAAATCGCCCGTGTTGTGGTTACCTCCATCGCCGCCTGGGGACTGAGTGCGCAGGATGCTACTCCCCTGCTGGATATGCTGACCGTCGCTATCCAGGAGGGCGCAGCGGAGGCTGACGAATATCTGGGGGCCATCTCGAAGGTTGCGCCTGTTGCGGCGTCGCTTGGGGTGCCCTTTTCTGAGATAGCTGCCTTCCTGTCCACAGCCAGTCGCGCGGGCGCTGATCTCGATGTGGTGTCCACAGGACTTCGCCAGGCTTTGTTGAATTTGGCCGCGCCGTCTAACGAAACCCAGGAGGCGCTGGCACAGCTGGGTATTTCAGCCGATGATGTGCGGGCTGCCATCCGGGAGCGCGGGCTGGCTGCCACGCTACAGTGGCTGATTGACTTGACGGGCGGGAACGTGGAGGTGCTGGATAAGCTGTTTCCCAACGTCCGGGCCTTGACTCAGGTACTGGCAGTGGCGGGGAGCCAGGGCTCAGAGTACGGCGAAATACTTGATAAGATCAATAATTCGCAGGGAGCGCTGAATGAGGCGTATGAGGTGGCGTCTGACCGGCTGAGCGTGAGGTTCGGCACAGCCCTGAATCAGGTCAAGGTACAGCTTCTTGAGTGGTCACTTGTGATCTTGCCTCCCCTCGTAGACGCTTTTAGCTGGTTCATCTTCACCGGCTGGCCGGCTATGAAGTCGGCGATGGAGTCGGTGGCCGGGGTCATCAGCGACGCCTTGAAACCCAGTTTTGAGGGTCTATCCGATGTTGTGGATGCCTTGACTCCGCTGGCAGAAACGCTCTACCGGGATGCGATTCGGCCTCTGCTGGACTACCTCGGCGAGCACAAAGAGACCATAGGGAAGGTGGCCGCGTTTATTGGGGCATTGGGCACGGCCATCGCGCTGTTGATGACTCCCATCGGCCCGGCTATAGCAATTGTTCTCGCCTTCGGGGCCGCCATAGCCGGCATCGAAAGTATTTGGCCGAACGTGCGCGGCGTTCTGGACGAAATAGTGGCTTTCATATCCGGGCTTCCGGGACAAATTTCGGGAGCAGTGAGCTCTTTGGGAACGCTGCTGGCGGGCATTCCTGGGGCCGTCGTGGGCGCTCTGACAACTGCTGCCACACAGATTGCTGGCTTTGTCACGGGGCTTCCCATTCTGGGGCCTATCGTCGAAAGCGCGTGGACTACGATAAAGACGATCACAGACGTGTGGTGGGGGCTGATTACTGCAAGCGTGGATACAGCCATTAACACTGTTCCTACTATTCTGTCGAACGCCTTTGTGATAATCCAGCAAACGTGGGAAACGTCCTGGGATATTCTGTCCAGCTTCCTCTCATCGCTGTGGACAACGATTTGGACGCCCATCGAGATTGCATTTGGCGTCCTTCAGGGCATGTTTGAGGTTAACCTGGCCCTTATCAACGGCGACTGGGAAGGGGCTTGGACGGCGGCGCGGGACACCGTTACCCGGATATTCGGCGAAATTTCGTCTTTCTTCACTTCGTGGTGGGGGACGTTCCAGACGGCTATCCAGGGCACGCTAACGTGGGTTGAAACCTCCATTCCAGCGTCCTGGACTATTATGCAAACGGCTGTCGAGGGCATCTGGGGATTGCTTCAGACGAACTTCAATATCTTTTGGTATGGCATGTCTGGGATCGCCACGACATGGCTTTCCACCATTGAGACGAACATATCTACGGTGTGGAACGCCATCAACACGACGGCCAGCACGATGTGGGATACCATCAAGACCACCATCACCACAGTATGGAATGGGCTCATAACCGATGGCAGCAACAGCTTCGGGACGATTGAGAGTACGATTTCGGGTATTTGGAATGACATTAATACCGCAGCCGACACTTTGTGGGGCGATATCTCTACGACGCTAAGCCGGCACTGGGCTGAAATTCTGGCCGCGTTTCTGGTAATCTTCGGCCCCGCAGGTACCATCATTTCGGCCATCATCGGTCTTGTCACACAGGTTTTGCCTCAGAACCTGGGCACCGTGGTTGGGTTTTTTGCCGGGCTACCTGGGCAGGTTGAGACTGCTGTGAGCTCCCTGCCGGATGCTTTAAGCCGAGTCTTCCGGGGCGGGATGAATGCCATCATTGATGCTATCAACGGCTTCATCGACACCTTCAATACGCTGGGGATTCCGCCTTTCCACGTCAGTATTCCGCTCGCTCCGGATATTAATTTCGGCGGCTTCAATTTTCCCGACATTGATCGGCTGGCCACTCTCCGGAAAGGCGGTTTTATTCCTGGGGGCGCTACGGTTCCCGCTATACTGCACGGCCCTGAGGCGGTTATCCCGCTGTCTAGCGGCGTTGGCCCTGCTGATGACCTTCTCCATGCTTTGCTGGAGCGAGTATTTCGTCCGCTGGAGATTGCGCTCAAGAAGTTGGAGAAGGTGGCGGACGATGTGGTTGATGGTCTTGATGACATAAACCGCGCGATTGGCCGTATGGCGTCCAAGTCTCTCGCGGATGGGGTCGAAAAGGTCATGAGTCGCGTGTCTGACGCATTGGTCGATTTTGCCGATATGCTTTCGGATCGCTCTAAGGCTGTGAGCGATTTCGTTGGCGGCTTCAAGACAAATGTTGGCGCTATCCTCGGCAATTTCGATGATCTTGGCGCGAGCCTGAGGGATTTCGCCGGCTCTCTGGGCGACCAGGTCACGTCGATAGGAGGTCAAGTGCACGGCATTTGGGACGCGTTCGTGGGTCTGAGCGATGCCCTGAAGGTTTTCAGCGGTTCGCTGGAGAAGTGGCTTCCTTCCACCGTTGGAATTTTGCTTTGGGCTGCTGATGGGATTGGCGAAGCCTTTGCGTCTATCTCTTCTACCTTCATCGGTTTCGTTAGCTCTCTCAGCGCGGCTCAGGTGGGTATGAGCGGCGCGGCGGCGGGAGGCGGCGGGTTGATCGTGGTCTTCAACCACAGTGGCACCCTCATGGGCAACGAGGCTGAGGCCACAAAGTTTGCGGATATGATTGCCGTCCGCATCCGCGAGCGCCTGAAGACTGCTGGAGTTTCGGGGCTGTTTGCGCCATGATTGCGTGGCAATTACTGGTGGACTGGGATAACGACGGCGACTTCCTAGACGCCTTTGAGGACGTGTCCAGTGATCTGCTTCGTGCCCGCTATTCGGCGGGAAGGGCGAACATCAACGATGATTTTGCGGCGGGCAGGCTTTCTGTGACGCTCTCCAACATCCACGAGCGGTATACCGCCTTTAACAGCGCTTCCCCGCTTTACGGTAAAGTTATGCCCGGTAGGCTTGTGCAACTGTCTGGGCGTCTAAACAATCAGTTCTGGATTCCCCGGTTTGTGGGCTATATCACGGAAATCAATGAATCCCATGAGGCTGGTGAGCTACCTACTGTAGTCTTGGAATGCGCTGACGCCTTTGATAGGCTGGCCAACATCAATGTCAATCTGGATTTGCAGGAAAATAAGACCCTGGATCAGCTTATGGAGGCTATCAGGGTTGCAGCCAACTGGCCGGCCAATCTTATGAGCGTTGAGCCTCCCGTCGAAGGGCCGTTGAAGGTCTTCTGGATTAACAACGATTCGGCGCTAAACGCATTTAAGACGTGCTGGAAGCAGGAACTGGGCGGCCAGCTTTTCGTTTCCAGAGAAGGAGTGCTGACGGCCCATAACCGTGATCACCGCTCCAAAGCTATCGTGATAGTAGGGCCTACCGACTTCCGCATGACTAGCGGGCTCCGGCGAAGTCTGAAAGATGTGGTTGATAAAGTGCATGTGCTGAGGGCGGGCCTGGATGTAGACCCAGTGGAAGCTGTGGTTTTCCAGTTGGCGCTCTTCCAGGGACGGCTGCTTCCCGTGGGCAGCGCCTCCGAGCTAAATCGTATCATGGGGGACTATATGACGGCAGCCCGCAATGTCCAGCAGCCCGTCCCAGGCACCGATTACACGGCCAACAGCTTGCCAGATGGCAGCGGCATTGATATGACCGCCAAAGTGGAAGTGAGCTATTTCAAATCTTTTGGCGGGGGGTTTGACTGCGTCCTCAAGAATACGGCAACGGTTCCCGTTTACCTCACGATGTTTCAGGTGCGGGGCCAGCCCGTGCGCAGGGCTGAGGATGAGCGCCGGATTGAGCGGGTAAATTCAAGCGCCCCGGCGCAGGGGGTATTCCGGCAGGAGTTCGAGTTCAACGACAACGTGGAGTCTTTGGGCAACTATGCGACAATCAAGCTGCAAGCCCTTTCCACGGGCCAGGTGGAGTTGTTGAGCCGATATGAAATCGAGGTGATTAGTGGTACGGGGCGTATGGATGACGACCATATTCTGAGCGCCGATATGGGCGATAAGATTGGGATTACTGATCTTACCATTGGAATTTCAGGCCCCCCCAAGTTGTGGGCCACGAAGATTGATGACTTCTTCATCATCGAGTCCATCGACATGGATATCGTCCCCGGCGAGCCCCTCAAGGCCGTCTGGGGTTTGAGCCATGTTGTGCTGGCCGGCGGGAACGGTTTCGCTATAGATTCTTCTGTGATAGTGTCTGCGCCGTCTTACGCGAAGTTCAAAAGCGTGATATGGTATTAGTGTAAGATGCCAAGAGCTAATCCCGTATGGACGGACACGCAAACAGATCACTGGAAGCCGGGCGAGTACATCTTGGAGTCGCGCTGGTTGGTTCAGGTCTTGCAAAACCTGGAGTTTCTGCTCCAGACCCACGATCATAGCGGTGACCCTGGAGATGGAGGCGAGCTCTGGTATCTGGGCAACAGTCGAGCCAAGAGAGTTCATTATATGGGAGGCGCATTTTAGATGCCACGTTTTAGCCCAATATTTTCGCCCACGGAGACGGCAGACTGGGTTGCGGGAGTGATCTTTCGTTCTGCCAAGTTCCGCGATCAGGTGGGTCAGAATATCGAATTTCTGGCTCAACTACACGATCACACGGGAGACCCCGGAGATGGCGGCAATCTTCCCGGCGCTGATATGAAGAACATCTGGTACTTCGGGCCGGCAAGCCCGACTTTCGGTTAGGAGGTAATTCATATGGCACTTACTGGCCGTCGCCTGTATTCATCGCCGTCGGGCGGGATGCCAACGGCATTGGCAACCCTCTACACATGCCCAGCCGCCACCAGGACGCGGCTAATGTCTTTGGTCTTGTGCAACAACTCAGGGGGAGCCGCCACCTACAGGCTACACCTCGTGCCCAATGGGCAGACGGCGGGCGCAGGTAATGCTATCTACGGGTATGACTTCTCGTTAACGCCCAATACTCCAATGCCCATCCCGCTGAACGACTGGATGGAGGCCGGCGATACCATTCAGGGCTTCGCCAGCACCGGTAACGTGGCGCTGGCCATCTTCGGGATTGAGGAGGCATAAGAGATGGGGCTTTTTGCTGACCTTATTCTGATGCAAGGGCAAGTTTTGCCCGTCATTAGTACGCTGGGGCCGTTTGGGCTTCAGCCCTGGAGCGCTCCCAGTGCCAGCACTGCGGCTGCGAATTCGGCCCGTTTAATGCCTGTACGAATACCGGCTACAGTCACTGTCCGTAAGCTTCGCTATTATACGGGCGATACGGGAGCGAACGTAGACATTGGGATATATGATCGCGCCCTGAATCGTATTGTATCATCCGGTAGCCTGCCGGTTTCTGCCAGCGGTCTTTATACATTGCCTACACCTGCAACTCTTACGCCTGGGCGTTACTATTTGGCGGTGGTCTATAACAGCGCCACGCTGCAAATTTGGCAAGCTAACTTTAGCCCCCTTATGCCTTTTTTGTCGGCATCTAATTCATTTCCATTGCCTGCCACAATTACGGCAGTCAATAGTAACAATATAGGCTTTCTAGCGGACATGATTCTGGAGTCCTACTACAACTGATGATACCCCAACAGCTAAGAGAGGAAATTAAGAGGTGGGTTGTCGCGTGGCACGCCTCCCTCCCCCATAAAGGCGGCGGGGGCGGAGGTGGGGGCAGCGCACCCGCAGGCACCGGCTTCCGCCATGTTACGGCGGGCGCCGAAGACCCTGTCGCCAAGCTGGTGGAAAATGCGGACATTTCCGCGAGCGCCGCCGTTGCCGAAAGCAAGCTCGCCCTGAACTTTCCAACCCACGCGCAATTGCACGCCCTAAGCAGCACAGCCGACCACAGCGGCGATCTGCCCTACAGCATGCTGACGCCGTCCACGGCGGCCTCGCGGCTCCTGGGCCGGCG